ATGATACAGGCAGAATTGTATGGCGCTCTTGCTCCAAAGAAAGAAAAGCGTGAATACAAAGGTACTAACACACCTTTAACTGACGTTGTAGCAGATAGTGAATAATATACCTACTTATTGTTCAAAACGAGTCATTTTGGCCCTATTTTAGGGCCGATATGACAAAATAAAGTAACTAAACTTACCCACAGAGGATTTTTACACACACAGACCGCAGTATACAATCAAAAGGAGGACACGATTATGTCAATAACACAACGATTTTTTGGAGTGTTAGTAGCAGTATACGCCCTGACCGTAATGGCACCCGGTCATGCAGAAGAGAGTTATCAGGTAGCATTATCAGATGGCTCTAGTTTTACAGCACAGGACTTTATAGGAATGGCTGAAGACAAAGTACAGGCAGTAGCAAGAACTATTGCGAATCCTGTAATCAATCAAAGAGAGTTAACTTGCCTTGCTAAGAACATATTTTATGAAGCAGGCAACCAACCAGAAGAAGGCAAAGTAGCCGTAGGTCTTGTAACACTTAACCGTGCTCAAGATGGCAGATTTAGTAACACCGTATGTGGTGTTGTTGATCAGAAAGCAGTCTTCGAAGTTCCAAGAACTCACACAGTGACTAAACAGGTCAAAGTGGGCTGGTTTGGTAAAACAGAAACTCAAACAGAAAAACAAACAACATGGCTTAAGGCCAGCGTTTGCCAGTTTAGCTGGCGTTGCATGTTTGTCAGACCCCCTATGAAAGATGACGAGCGTTGGGTTGAAAGCCAACGAGTAGCTCGTGAGCTTTTAGCGGATGAAGAGAATTATGAGTCTCTCAGAAACAAGTATGCTGATGCACTTTATTTCCACGCTACTGCGATTAAACCATCGTGGGCTAGGACTAAAGAACGAGTCAGCAAGATTGGCGGTCACATCTTTTACAAGGAGCGTGAATACGCTAAATATTGATATGAGAGCCATTGAATTCATATCAGAAATCGCAAACCCAACCCGAAGCCAATGTAAGAGTGGCAACACAAAAAGCCGTGTTCGCTACAACCAATGCGTTAGCCTAGGGTACTTACCACATGACTCAGACCACACAGATGGTACTGGTAAACAAGGTGAGAAAGGATCCGGAGTACACCTAAGAGGTAAAGAAGGAGCCAAAGGGCAAAGCGAAAGACACGGCGGCAAAGTCAAAGACTACAGCGGCAAATAAGGAGAAAACAATGGTCTTAATAGACACATATCTCGCACAGGTATTGCGAGTTCCAAATGCTATCACGGAGACATTGATCACAGTGATTGCTAAATTGGTAAAGATAACTGTTAAATCATAACAGCTACATCACACTACAACCCCTAGATAATTACATATACAATTACTAGGGGTTTCTCTTGAACGAAATTAGCAGAATACAAAAAATCATTCCTATAGTCAACGAAGTTAGCCCCACGTTCTGTTTAGCCAAATGGCATCATACTACTATCTATCTGCAAAGTGGGCAGACACACAGTTGTTATCATCCACGTCCACATGCCATCCCCTTAGATCTCCTAGCCCAGGATCCTAGCGTATTGCACAACACACCCGGTAAAAGACAAGAACGCCAAATGATGGTAGATGGTAAAAGACCTAATGGGTGTCAGTATTGCTGGAACATAGAAGACTTGCCAGGTGATCATGTAAGCGATAGACATGAACGCAATGCCAGCATCTATATCCCAGAACGTCTAGGAGCTATTGTTAAGGATCCTCTAGCTCCTGTAAACCCAGAATACATTGAGATCAGCTTTGGCAATGAATGTAATTTCAAATGTGGATATTGCCATCCAAAGCACAGCTCTGCTTACTACAAAGAAATAAAAGACTTTGGTCCTTACACAATGGTAAAGAATCATCGTAACGATATAGACTATCTACATTTATACGAAGAAGAAACTAATCCCTATGTTGATGCATGGTGGGCTTGGTGGCCTGAAGTTTCAAAGACCCTAAACATTCTCCGCATTACAGGAGGAGAGCCCTTACTACAACAATCAACATGGAGATTACTAGATGATTTATATATTAACCCTAAACCTAATCTTGAGCTTAACATTAACAGCAATTTGGGTATCAAGCCTGTAATGATGGAACGCTTGGTAACAAAAGTAAATGCCCTGTTAAATGAAAACAAGATCAAACATTTTAAATTGTTTACCAGCATAGACACTTGGGGAGCTCCTGCCGAATACATACGTACAGGTTTAGATCTAACAGTATGGGAAAAGAACTTAGATACATATCTAACCAAAACAAAACAGCCTATCACATTCATGTGTACATTTAACATATTAACTGTGACTAACTTTAGTTCTTTATTGGTTAAGATTAAACAGTGGCGTAAGAAATACAACGGTTGGTTTAGCCGCAAACAGCGCATTAGATTTGACACACCTTATCTAAAAGAACCCTTGCAATATGATATGAATCTATTGCCAAAAGAACAGTTCATGCCCTATATGGAAATCTCCTTAGAGTATATGCGTCGGAATAAATTTTCAACACTTGAATGCGAAAAGTTTAGTCGTGTTGTTGAATATATGAGAAATACAAATTATGACCAAAACAAAATTGATGAAGGTCGTGCAGATTTTTATAAATGGTTCACTGAGTATGATAGAAGACGCAATACGTCTTTTGAAAATACCTTTCCAGAACTTGCAGAGTTCTATCACAACTGCGCCAAAGTTTCTGCCTAACTTTACATTTGAAGATACAACTACCTTTGAAAACTTTATAGCATGCCCTGATGTTAATCCGTCAGGACTTAGTCGTTGTCATCCATCTGTAGTCGCAGGTAAGATGTTACAGACTTATGATATAACTCCTAACAAAGGAGAATACCCTTATATAATTGCTTCCGGAGTAAGACACCATCCAGATAATTGGACTACACCTAGAGGTCGAGTAGATCTCTTTAGTTGGCTCAGTCCAACGTATCTCAAAGACCTACAAGAAGGTAACGCTATGTTGTTATTAGATCAATGCCTAGAAGGATACCATACTGCGTATCTTTGGCAATGGTTCCATGATAGTTGTAGCAAATATAATATTCCTCCAGAAGCGGTAGTATATGTTACAGGCAATTGGAATACACAAAGAGATTATGCACAATGGGCACAGGATAAGGCACACAAGATCAAAACTATAGCCTATACACATTTTGAATCCTATGTTAAGTTTATCGCAGACAAACACGGTATTTGTTCTAATTGGGCAGACAATATTGCTTATAAACAGGTTAATGAGATCAAGACTTTTAATTGTTTACAGAAACGTTTAAGAACACATCGCATATGGTTTTATGGAGAGTTATATAAAGCCGGCCTATTAGATTCAGGACTGGTTAGTATGAATGACTATGGTACACATGTAAACAATTTAGATGGCCGTGCTACTGACAATCTACTCCTGCAGGAAGCAAGGACCGTGCTACCTTTAGAAGTTTATGGCAAATCAAATGTCCAATTTGATGACGGTTATTACATAGACAGGATTGTAGATCAAGTGTACAAAGATACATGGGTAACTGTAATAAGCGAGCCTATATTTGCAGACAGTGACAATGCACTATTCATAAGTGAAAAGACCTTTAAGCCCATTGCCTGTATGCATCCTTTTATCATATTAGGTAGTGCCGGTAGTCTACAGGCTATGCGAGATATGGGCTATAAAACCTTTGATGGTTTTATCAATGAATCATATGATACACTATCGACTTTTGAGAGAATAGATGCTATAATCAACGAGTTAAAGAGAATAGATGCTATAGAAGATAAGCTGTCGTGGTTTGAAGGAATGCGAGATATACTGGAACATAACTATAATGTATTTCATAATTCAAACAACAATCAGATAGCTGTATTCAACGAACTAACAGCCTATTACAGAGAATATTTTAATGTATAACCTAATACCATTTGATAAGATAACCCGATTTGGTCAACAGACTATGTTGGATCGTCCCTTATTCAATGTTAGTTGGATATTAGGACGTTTCTGTAATTATAAATGTAGCTATTGCTGGCCATATGCTAGGACAGATCAACTAGACTATCAACCTCTAGAAGTTTATATCAATGCTATAGATGAAATCAAAAGACAGGCTCGTGCAAATGGGTTTACACAATTTCATTGGTCATTTAGCGGAGGAGAGCCTACAGCATATAAACAACTGCCTGATATAATTAAACATTTAGATGAAACTGTTAGTTCTTATCAAAGCGTACACATGACAACTAATTTGTCACCTGGATCTAAATGGTGGAAGATCTGGTGTGACTACACAGGTTCATTACAGCGTAGAAGTATCACAGCCAGCTTCCATGCAGAACATGCTAAAGAACAAGAGTTTGGAGACAAATGTCTACAGCTGATGTATGAGCGTGTTCATGTAACAGTTAATCAAGTTATGGTCCCTGATGTGTTTTACGATACCTTAGAACGTTGTAATCGTTTACGCAGTCGCGGAATTAACGTAACTCTTAAACCACAAAGCAATACAAGTGCAACAGCTATTGTAGATGGGTACACTCCTGACATGATCAAGATCATGCAAGAAGATTTTGAACAACAAGAAGGATATCAGATTAGACTTACAGATGGCACACAAGACTATTTTATAGATCAAGCAGAGCGATTTAACGCACTAGGATTTAATAGTTTTACCAATTGGACTTGCAATGCAGGGTACCAAAGTGTTATAATAAAAGGTGCTGAGGTTAAAAGAGCATATAGCTGTAAGGAAGAAGTCTTAGGTACTATAGATAATTTTACCTTGTTTCCTGCTCCTAAGATATGCATAACTGATAGATGCGTCAGTAGTGCGGATAGTAAAATACCTAAAATTAAAAATGTATAATCTTAGCGACATACGTGCAATACATCTCGAGGTTACATCTAAGTGTCAAGCTAGATGTCCTATGTGTCCTCGCAGGATTAACGGAGGAGTACTAAATCCTTTTATCAATTTAAACGAAATAACCACAGAGCAATTTACCAATTGGTTCTCTGCTGACTTTGTACAACAGTTAAATCATCTTAGCATGTGTGGCAATCTTGGTGATCCTATTGTTGCTAAAGATACACTAGAAATATATCAATACCTAAGAGATAATAACGATACTATGTCGTTAATAATGCACACTAACGGTAGTGCAAGAACAACTGAGTGGTTTGAATCCCTAGCTAAATTAAGAGTAAAAATAGTATTTGGCATTGATGGTTTGGAAGATACCCATCATCTATATAGAGTTGACACTGATTGGAATAAGATTATTAATAATGCCAAAGCATTTATAAATGCCGGCGGAGATGCTCGTTGGGATATGTTAGCTTTCCAACATAACGAACATCAGATAGATGCTTGCAGAACTCTTAGCCAAGAGCTAGGATTTAAAGATTTTTATGTTAAACACACAAGTCGTTTTAAAGACGGCAAGTTCAATGTGTTAGATGAAAAAGGAAAAACACAGTATATACTGTATCCTACAACTAAAAGTAATCACATGATTAGTAAGGTAGCAACAGCTGAACAAGACATACTGCCAACTATCAATTGCAAAGCACAACGAGATAGTCAACTGTATATAAGTGCAGATGGAACAGTAACTCCATGTTGCTGGATAGACTTACGACCAATGCCTCCTACACAGGATTCAAGAATACAGTATCTTGATACAATAGGATACTGGCCAAATCTTAACACACAAACTCTAAATGAAATATTCAACAGCGGATATTTTAATCAAATAGAACAAAGCTGGACGACATGTGGAATTAAAGAATGCTCAAAGCAATGTGGTAAGTTTGATAAACTAGGAGCACAGTTTGAACATTGATACAGAACACTTGCATCATTGGATGCAGGCCATACGACAAAGTCCAGATCCTATAAGGACTATGGATGCCTTTTGGTCCGGACAACTTAAAAGCAAAGAATGGCTAATTGATAATCTAGACGAGCATGTACACTCAGCATCTAGCATAGAAATATGTGCAGGTTGGGTAGGAGTATTAGCCAGTATGTTGTTCCAAAGCAATATACCAATTACGCATATCGCCAGCTATGACATTGATCCTACTTGTAAACCTATTGCAGAATCTATGAATAAAATAGAGGAGATGCAGGGTAGATTCCGTGCCAGCGTAGTAGATATAAGTCAGCCTATGCATATGAGTGCTGATATAATTATTAATACAAGCTGTGAACATCTTACACAGGCACAGTACGATAGTTGGTTAAATTATGCTCCTAAAGATAGTTTACTTGTGTTACAAAGTAATAATTATGATATACCTGAACATATTAGAACAGCCAAAGACCTAGAAGAATTTAAGACACAATGCGGTGTCAATGTCTTATGGGCAGGTAAATTAGAATTGCCGTTATATACTAGATGGATGATTATAGGCCGTGTATAAATTTAAAGAAATTGAACATTTGCACATGGAGATATCTTCTCTATGTCAGGCATCATGTCCTATGTGTGCTAGAAACTACCACGGCGGCTTACCTAATCCTAAATTACCTGAAAAAAACCTGCGTTTAGATTTTTTCAAAACAGCACTTACTTCTAATTTTTTAAAGCAATTAAAAACTATAACAATGTCTGGAAACTATGGCGATCCAATAATGAATAATGATTTGATAGATATGGTTAGATATGCGGTAGAGCAGAATCCAGATATTACTATATACATATATACAAACGGAAGTGCTAGATCGATTAAGTGGTGGACTGAACTTGCTAATGCACTCCCAAGGAATCATTTAGTGTTTTTTGGAATAGACGGGCTTGCAGACACACATAGTCTATATCGAATAGGAACAGACTTTAACACTATTATACGTAACGCTAAAACATTTATTGATAACGGTGGCAAAGCACAATGGAATTTTATTACGTTTCAACATAATCAGCATCAGTTAGACGAATGCAGAGAATTGGCAGAAGAGCTAGGATTTGTAAGATTCCAAGAAAAACAAACTACACGATTTGTTGGATCAAATGAATTTAAAGTGCTCGATAAAACAGGTACTGAAATTTACAAGTTGTCAACTCCTGTAGAATCAAAAATTGAATTTATTGATAAAGATACAATAAAAAACTACAAGTCGTTATTTGATACAGCAATAATTAGTTGCGAAGCCGAAAGAGAAAAACGTATCTATATAGATGCACAAGGTCGTTTATGGCCTTCATTCTTCATTGGTAGTGTTCTTTATCAATATTCACCGCCTGATGACCTAGTTTATGATTTTGTAAATGATAGTATCAGTTCGTTAATATCTACTATTAAAGAATTTGGCGGGCCAGAAGGATTAGATTTAGAAAATAAAAGTATAGAAGAAATAGTTGATAGCAAGGAATGGCAAACTGTTTGGAATGCGAGCTTTGAAAATAAATCTATATTGATGTGTGTTAGAGTTTGTGGAAAGTTTGCAGAAAATAAGATCAGCCAGCCACAACAAGAATTATTAGATTTAAAGGAATTCAATGTTTAACTTTAATGAACTTAATAGGGTTCACTTAGAAATTAGCAATAGATGCCAGGCATCCTGTCCTATGTGTCCTAGAAACATACATGGCGGAATCGACAATCCTTTACTATCCATTAACGAATGGACAATAGATGATTTTGTAAAGATATTTCCATTAGATGTTTTGGAGCAACTTGAAATAATTAACTTCTGTGGAAACTTTGGCGATCCGTTAATGAACAACGACCTTATTAAGATGTGTGAATACATTAAAATTAACGCTCCTAACATCAAAGTAGAGATACATACCAACGGTAGTTTAAGATCAACTGATTGGTGGAAAAAGCTATACAGTGCATTGCCTAGTGATCATATAGTAGTGTTTGCCCTTGACGGATTGGAAGATACTCATAGTCTTTATCGAGTTGGCACTAACTACAACTTAATTTTAAAAAATGCTAAAACATTCATTGATGCAGGAGGTATTGCTGAATGGATGTTTATTAGATTTAAACACAATGAACATCAAGTTAGTGCCGCTGAAGAAATATCTAAAACATTAAATTTTAAAAACTTTCAAGTAAGAGACAGCAGACGTCATGCTAGACCCTTTCCTGTTGTTGATAATCAAGGCACATTTTTATACAATCTTGAACAGCCTTCAGACAGCACTATTAAATTTGTAAGCAAGTCTGATGTACAAGGACATCGAGATTGGCCACATGCAGATAGAATAAATTGTATGTCAATTAAAGATAAGGAACTGTATATCGATGCGCATTATCAGCTAAGTCCTTGTTGCATGATTGGAGCATTCTTGTACACAAACTATGATGTTGATTTATTAAAGTCATATGATCTATTTCAAGAAGACTCTGTTGTAGAGGAAGGTGCAAAAGTGCGCGAGCAAGTATTAGGCTTTCCAAGATTAAATGTATTAGAGTCCGGGCTAAGAAACATTATCGAAACTGAACAGTGGCAAACAATGTGGCAACAGAAATGGAAAGATAAGTCTAGTTCAACTTGCATAATAATGTGTAGTGACAGTAAACCTTTTATAAGTATATCTGAACAGAAAAAAATAACAATGAGTAAAATGACCAATGAATAAAGTATTTTGGATGAAGCATGACAACAGCGAATTAGCTAACTGGCAAGGACAGTTAGAGCAGGTTACTGGTTCTGCGTCTTTCTGTGTTATTCCGTGGTTGCATCTTGCCACAAGACCAAACGGCGATGCTCGTATCTGTTGCGTAGCTAATGCGTCCGGATCCTATTCCGGAGATTATAGTGTAGGGCTTGTTAAGAAAGAAGATGGCGATCCTAGTAACTTTGGACGCGAGCTTCCTAGCCAAATATTCAATAATGAATACATGCGTTCCGTTCGTAAGACAATGCTAGAAGGTAAGATACCTAGCAGTTGTACAAAATGCTTTGAAGAAGAATCTAAAGGCATTGTTAGCAAACGCATCTGGGAAACAGGAGCATGGCATTTAGATAATGTTAATATTCCTAAGCTCATAGAAGAAACTGAAGAGGATGGAACTATTCCCTATAAGTTGCAATACTTAGATCTTAGACTTGGACATACATGCAATTTGAAATGTGTTATGTGCAGTCCGCACGATAGCAGTATGTGGGTAGCTGATCATAAGAAAGTATTTCCTATATTCCAAAGTCCATTGATCAAAAAACAAATGGAATGGGATCAAAAGGAGTTTAATAACTATTGGCACGAGAATCCTGCGTTCTGGGAAGAAATCTATGCACAGATACCTAACATTAAACAGTTGTACTTTGCAGGCGGTGAGCCATTGATTATCAAAGAGCATAAAGCATTCTTAGAAGAAATAGTTCGCAGAGGATATGCTGGGCATATACACCTACGCTACAATACAAACGTATTGATGCTAGATGATTCCATTATTGAGTTATGGAAGAAGTTTAAAATAGTTAAGGTTGGTGTAAGCCTAGACGGTCTAGATGATAGAAACTATTATATACGCTATCCGTCTAAGTGGGATACTATTGTGCAAAATTTGCACAAACTAGACAATACACCTGATAACATACAAGTTACTATTGCTCTTGCCGCACAGATACTAAACATCAAACACATTCCAGATCTTATTAAATGGAAAGTGTCTAGCAACTTTAAAAAGCTAAACAAACAAGTAAATGCCAGCGGATATACACAAGGCGGTGGATTGATTGGAGTTCACTTGTTATGGATTCCTACATGGTTAAGCATACGTGTATTGCCTAAAGAAGATAAACTGGAAGTGCGTGAAAAGTTTAACGAACTTAAAGAATGGTTAGAGCAAAACAACAAAGACGATGAATCACTAGGTATGAATCCTTGGGGCTGGAAACGTTGGGAAGGTATATTAGATTGGATGGACGAAGAAGATGACACACATCTGCTTCCAGACTTCCGTGAGTATATCAATACAATGGACAAACAGCGTGGCACAGACTTTAGAAAAACTTTTCCGGAATTGCAACATTTATTATGACACCTATAAAAATCGTATCAACACAAAAGCCTAATATCTTAGCAATAAGATGGGATCCAAATAACCTTTGTAACTACGAATGTTCTTACTGCTGGCCCATGGCTCACGCAGGCACACATCAAAGTCCAAAGAATCTAGATCTTGTAATAAAGAATTTTAATCATCTTATTGAAAGATATCGAACAAAATTAGGTAAGACAGTAGTACAACTTAGTATAGCAGGCGGAGAGCCCACACTATGGAAAGACCTTGGTAAGTTTATAGAAGCGATCAAAAAAGATAACGATGTTTATTTTACAATAATCAGTAATGGTTCAAGAACACTACGTTGGTGGAAAGAGTACGGCCATTTAATTGACAACGCAGGATTGTCATATCATATTGCACAAGCTGATCCTGATCACATGATTGCAGTAGCAGATACATTATATGAATTAGGTAAGAAAGTTACTGTAAAAGTCCTAATGGATAGAAAGCATTGGCAAGAAGGCGTGGACGTAATCGAGTACATGAAAAAGAACAGCAAATATAAATGGTTTATAACTACGTTTGAAGTTATTGAGCCGGATGCTGTAGAGCTTAAGGGTATTAAAGTTATAAATGCTGACGATGTGCATCTTACAAAAGAACAAAAAGGATTCCTAAAAAATTCCTTAAAACGAATTCCTAGTATATTTTGGTTCTGGAAGAATAGAAAGTTAATATCAGATGGACATGTGCGACTATTTGAAAGCGTAGCACACTTTGAAAATGGAAAAACTAAGAAGGCAATGGCCAATACTTATATCGATAACAAGTGGATTGGCTTCGAAGGATGGAGTTGCGATATAGGTTTAGATAATGTATATATTTACTGGGACGGAACCATCCAAGGTGCTTGCACACAAAAGATATACGGATTAGATTATAGTTTTAATATTTTAGATGAAGACTTCGTAGAAAAGTTTGATCCTGAATTTAAATCTTCTATCTGTTCAATTAAAAATTGCTTCTGTACTTGCGAAACGCATCAATCAAAGCACAGACTTACTTAACGGAATATCGGCCGCACACGTACAGAAATCTCTTGTGCATATTACAGGGCTGGTAGGAATATTAAAGTTTCCTTCGTATATATTTCCTAAGCTACCTCCAACCCTACAAGTTGCTCTGTGTACTTCGCCGTCCCAATTTATCATTAGACTTTCAATTCCGGCGTTGCAGGACCAGCCTTTATACTTGTTCATATGAAGTTTTATTATATCATTTGCATGATATAATTGATTTGGATCGTCGTCTATAACGCAATTTGCCTGTACTGTTGATGTGTTTTCAATGATCCATTTATAGTCGTCGGGCTCATATCTCATATCATCGAATATATTATGATCACCTTCGGTCCATCTTATTCTACGTATGTTATAAGATATATTATGTGCTTGACAAGCGTCGGCTACTACCTTAACTGTTTTCATATGTGTGTGTAGTGCCATAATTTGAGCAACTAACGATATCTTAGGATTATTCATATGAACATTAACAATCGTGTTCATTATACGCATTGGATCGTGTTCCATATGTATACTAAACACATACTGGTCAACTGGTAAATTTTCATACCATACTGCTTTTCTAGATCCATTAGTTGTTACACTAATCCAGCTTATGCCCATGTGTTTTGCATACTTGACAAGTTCAGAAAACTTTGGATGCACACACGGTTCTCCTCCTGTAAAACTAAGGCGTACAGGTTTACCTAATGTTATAAGTTTGTCTACCGCAGACTTTAATATTTCTATATCTGTATGGGGGCTGGTACTATCATGTATTTCACTAGGACAGTAGCTACAATCAAAATTGCACCTCTTTCCAAGATTCCATTCAATCTTAATAGAATCTTGATGCGGCCAACGACTTGTTACTTTAAACATAATGATTCTAGTCCTGCATGTTTGTTTAATGTGTCAAAGCACATGTCGCTATTGAAAAAATTAATCTGTTTAACAGTTGCATTATACCCTAATACTTCTTTATTCCATGCCAGTTTGCAATAGTGATTTGGCACATACCAATCGCTAATTATAGGATGAAAATTTAAAAATGTATCAGTAATAATAATCTCTCCTAGCAGGTATTCTCCTAACGATAGTTCGTTTAAATTATCTAATGGCACATTATAGCCAGAATTCTTTGCCCAGTCGTATAAACGCTTTTCGGATGTTTTCAAAAACGGATAATCTGCATTAAACACCATAAGGGTTTCTGAACTGATGTTAGTTTGATAATTTAAATCATCTATGTTGTCGTTGCTATTAACAATGTCGCACCATGCTTTACCTAGAGTGCAATAACCTAATCTTAAATGACCCCATTTGTAATCGTTTACTAACCAAAGTTTGTATTCTTCTTTGATAGGGATTCTAACATTATCGGGATCCTTGTAGAACTTAACAGTAACATCATAATCAGATAGAATATTATTTTTAGATTCAATAGCATGTATTAACGAGTTAATTTTTAGTTCGTCTTTAGTTGGTTTTATTTTAGATTGTTCTACAAAACTGTTGTGTAATTTGTTTAATTGATCTTGTGATATAGGTAGCGTTAATGTAGATCTGTTTGTTCTTTGAAGTACTTCGTTGATTTCTTCAACTAATTGTTCTACGCTTTTGCCATGTATAACTCCCATAGTAAACTTACTAGAGTCTTTGTGTATTTCTTGCCATATGTGCTGTACAGGGTTATCATTCAAATGGTAGTACAACGATATAGGACCGTTGTCTGTATCAACTACAATTCTAGCAGTATTATTACCGACTGTGTTATAAAACATGTCTTTAATATTGTTACGCATACCCGTTAAACTCCGGGGTTACATCAACAAAACTTTGATTACGTGTTTTATCTAATCGAGTGTTAAATTCTACGCAGTCTTTCCATTTGTCGCTTTGATCTTCTGCTTTTAGATAGTTTAAAATTCCTAGAATATGATTCTGTGTTAGTTCTAACAATACAGGATGTTTTTTAACTAATGCAAACTCGCTGACTCTATGATATACTGCGGCAAGTTTTATAATAGCATCCATCTTTAGTTCTTTTGGTAACACCTGCACTGATAGAACATTTGGATACTTTACAATGTGTGCATGAAAGACTATTTCTAAATCATTTAGAAAATGTTCTATCATTTTATCTAATATCAAAATGTTACTGACTTGTACTGCAACTGCTCCTACAACTCTACTAACGTTTGGAATTGTTTTTATCTCTTTGATGTGAGCAACAACTTCTTTCCAATCGCTGTTACTGCGAATGTAGTTGTAAACATTACCAATGCCGTCAAGGCTGACGTTAACGGCAACGCTTCTAAAATTTGGCCAATATTCATGTACTGTTCTTCCTTTACTAATACCTAATGTAGTGCCGTTAGTGGCATACTTTAATTCAATGTTAGCACCATAAGGTTTTAACATGTCTAATATTCGATAATGCTGTGGATCCATTAATGGTTCTCCGCCCGCAAACTCTACTCGCCTAAAGTAGGGCAATAGCTTTTCTAAACTTGCCCACCATTCTGGACTATCTTGGAACTTGTCCAAGTGTGGTTTGTTTTCTAAGTTATGTTCTTCTATAATAGCATACATGATGTTGCTTTCTTTCTTATAGAACTCTTTAACTTCACTCCAATCGTTCCATGCAGTACTATCCATAGGATGGCACATACGGCATTTAAGATTGCATAGATTGTTTAATTTAAGCTCGATGCTTGGAATCTCAAATGGCATGCTATAATCTTCGTTCAGTTTGTCTACTGCATTAGGATATAGATTAATACGAGCTTCAGGTATCTTGCCTGCTATGTGTCGTTGTCGTAGACTTTCAACTCCTTGATCCTCTAGACTAAAACAAGGCTGACATTCTGCGGGACGTTCGTTATTAAGTACTTGCTTGCGAATACGTTTTATAGTATCGTTATTCCAAATATCTTCCAGTGTAGCATCTTGTATAAAGCCGACAGGATGGCTTCTGCAACATACGCAGATTGCGCCGTCTTCTCTAGTTGCAAGTCCTGTAAAAGGATGCATACAAAATGTTTTACTCTGTTGCTGTAAGGATGTCATATAATTTTCTAGCACCTTTTATGTGTGTCACAGGTCCGGGATGACTTCCATCTAAGGCTTTATCTGTATGTATCAATATAGGATCGCTGATAAAATAATCTGGCTCTTTGATAAACACAGCAAGATCATTGTACCAAGCGTGATGAAATGCACAAAAATGCAGTTGTTCTGTTACTTTCGTTTTTAAATAGCACTCCGCATGATGTATGTGTAATCCCATCCTAACAGACATATCATATCCGTTATGAACATTAAGATGTTGACTAATCAATTTTGTACTTTTATGCCATGGACTTATACGAGTTTCTGATTCTTGACCTAATATATTTTTATTGAATATAGTATCTCGTTCTTTAAAAGTCCATCCTACGATTACTAGATCCGAGGATTCAAAACTTTCAAATTTTAAGATATCTCTAAGTATCTGTAGATTACTGTTTCCTGGAACGGCCTTATTAACAACTGTTAATCCTAATAGATTTCCTAGAATTTGAGGCCACGCAAAAATACTAGGATTAGGTCCAGGCAAGTCTTTTTCTTTACGACCTATTAAAATTTTTGGTGCAGGTACATGGCAATCTTCTAAGCCATGTCCATACGTAAAGCTATCACCAAATGCTATCAACCTCGCCATTTTACTGCCCAATCTCGTTCCTTGCACCAAAAACAGTTTCCGCATTCTGGCACAGCATCTCCGGCCTTATATGTAGTATAATCCAATCCAGGAAACTCTCCTTCACAACTTCTAGTAATATTGAATAGATCCATTATTTCTAGTTGTCTATACTGACGCAGTACCCAACTTTTTTCTACAAAACGAAAGGGATGGCAAGCAAGTCTGCCCATGTGTGTCATAATTTGCAAATGTGCATTAGTATTGTCTAATTCAATATCTCGTTCTTTCATACCTCCTAAATCTACTTCTCTAGGATTTCTTGTTACTGCATTATAGTAAGCATCTACATCAAAGAGGTGGCATATATATTCTGCGTAGGACCGCTGTTGAATATTATCTCCGCTAACAAGTTTATTGTACTCGTCTTTAATGCTAGGACCAATGTTTCCGTATTCAATATCTGGTGCGATAAAGTTTCTATGAAAAATAAACTTTACCTTACTAAATTTCTTTTGCAGATAATCATAAACTTGTTCAGCATCGTACTTTTGCCAAGGTTTAGTTTTCCACATACGAATATGATTAATAATGTGAACATTTATATTGTATCGTTGTGCTTGTTCAGAGAGTATATAAGCCAACAAAGCAGAGTCAGCACCTCCGCTCACACTTATTGCTATATTTTTCCACTGTCCGTTAAACGGAATGTCTAAATCATCTATTTGCATTTTCTAAATACCTTATTAAAGGACTAACACCTACAGGAATACCGTTACGTAATGCAAGGTATATGCTCTTGGTGGGAACAAGATTAAAATCTTTGCAGATTTTATAATATTGGTTGCTATATGTACTCCATAAGTAGTCTATTGGTAAATTACGAATAAAATATAATCCAATCATTGCAGGCGCACGAAGATTCATATTGAAATCATTCATTATTGTAACACTATCTGGAGTGGGTTGTCTAGTCCATCTCAGCCCTATACGATTCCATCCTAGTCCTAATCCCTTGCTCAGACTGATAGCGACTGACTTAATAGATGGATGTGATAGATCAAAGTCAATTCCGCGGCAGCAAGTAAGCCAAGCACCGTCCACATGTACACTAATTCCTTTGTCTTGCGCTTCATCTAATATCTCCTTCATCTGTGAATGCGTGTCTCCTGTACTAGGAAATGGCATAGCAATGATTAATGGTAAATCTTTACGTAAATATCCAGGAACACTAAAAGCCATGTCCGGATTTAATCTGCTGTGATATCTATAATCGCCCTTTAGTATTTGTACAGGACCCTTCATGTAGATGCTGTCTATAAACTGGGTACAGCCATTAATAATGTCTACACGATCAAAATTGTCAAACCCGGACAGCTTATTAAAGGTACTTTGAAATAACCAGCTGGTCATTTCTTTCTTTAGATCATTATATACAGTATCGCTGATATCTTTACCTATTTTACCATTTAACACATCCTGTATTAAATTTTCAATATGATTATCAACAAGAGGCTGTGGACGATCTATTTCTAGATAGTCTTCTGAGTAGGTAGGGGCAATCTTATAACGCATTGTAAATATTTAATCCTATTATAGTAGCATATAAATATTTCTATGCTAACTCCAACTACCTATTCGGTTGATACAAATTTGCTAAAAGAAGCCTGCATTCATTTGCCCGAGACAGGCATGAAGAATACTATTAATCAACCTACTGGTGATTTCTTCTATGATCCCTGGGCAATCAGCGATGAATATAAAGGAACCATCTGGGAAACTCTATATGATTCATTACCTGTAAGCAAAGGCGAAGCAAGGATTATAACTTTAGACCCCGGTCAATGCTATCAAGCTCATGCTGATATTGATGATAGATATCATTTAAATGTTACGGGCGATAAGAGTTATATCATTGATTTGGAAAATAATCAAATGCATTTTTTAAAACACGATGGTGTTTGGTACGATATGAATGCCGGATTATTACATACCGCTACAAATTTTGGACAGACTAATAGGGTACAATTAGTAGTTAGAAAATTATTAAAAAGAAATAATGTAGAAGATCCTGTAACAGTTACAGTAACATCTAATCTAGGAATACAATCTAGGTATATGTTTGATTATCATTTAAGTCCGTGGCTTAATGTTGCAACTAAAAATGGATATATAACTGATTTTGAATATTCTCCGGAACACGTAAGATTTAAAATAGCACGTAGCGTTATAGAAGTTCTAAAAAACTATCTGCCAAAAGGATTTAACATAGAATGAATCATGCGTTGTTCTTTAGCCTAACAGGCAAACGCTGGGAGCGTATACTATGGACACATCGCGTGGCTACCTTCTTACGACAACAAGACTGGGACTGCGAAGTTGTAGACTTTACTGCCTTCTGGCAATTAGAAGAACTACAAGAGTTTGTGCGTTCACGTACAACCAGTAAGACTGTTATGTTTTGTTTTGGAACAGCGTTCTTGAATCCCTGGAGTCCATACCTTAATGAGTTTACCAAATGGCTTAAAGAAGAATACCCTAAGGTCGCTATTGTGGTTGGCGGTAATAATGCACTAACTACTCCTGCTAATCATGTAGATTATTGGGTCGACAGTTATGGTGAAAATGCTGTCTTAGCATTGTGCCGTCATCTTACAGGAACCTTGGGCGTACCTTTAATGCGTGATCCTACATACTTTGGAGTTAAGAATGTAATCCGTGGACTGCATCATTATCCTAGTACACCATTAGACAGTTACCTAGTAGATTACGAAGCTCGTGACTTTATGATGCCTTGGGAGTGCCCACAGATTGAAACAGCACGTGGTTGTATGTTTAGTTGCTCTTACTGTAACTTTCCTCTACTGGGACAGAGCAAAGATGTTAGTGTGAGCAAAGAAGAATTTAAACGTCAAATGCAAACAGGCTATGAAAAGTGGGGCATTGTCAACTGGCGTGTTATGGACGAAACATTTAATGATCGTCCAGAGAAGTTACAGAAGTATGCTGAAGCTGTAGATGAGTTAGGATACAATCCTTGGATATGCGGATTTGCTCGCGGCGACTTAGTCGTTAAACATAGAGAACATTGGGACACTTATATTAGATTAGGATTCCTCGGACATAGCATGGGCATTGAAACATTTAACAAGGAAGCAGGCAAGTTAGTACGTAAAGGAATGGACCCAGATAAATTACAACAAGGATTATTAGACTTTCAAGCATATACTGACATTCATGCTCCTAAACGCTATAGAGCTAATATACAGATGATATGCGGGATACCAGGAGAGACTAAAGAGTCTTGGTATGAAAGTCTCAAATGGTTAAACACAAATTGGCTGAGACAGAGCGCCAGCGCACATATACTAGAGGTGCCGGACTACGATGAGTCATTGACTAACCAAAGCCGCTTTACCAAAGAGCTTGTAAGTAATGGCCTAATTAAGTTAGAAGCTAGACAGAATCCAGGCTATGAAGTTAGCAAGGATAGCAAAGGCAATGTTGTATTTAAATCTACTACACCTAGAGGCGGCGGTGTCGGCAGTACTAGAAATGATATTGTTATCTGGAAACATGATACAATGGATTGGTATCAAGCCGAATCACTTGTACAAGAATTTTATAGCAATAATGGATTTGCCGGTCTCCGTGGATGCAATCCGTTTTTATCTGATAGATTGTTTGCCTATCACGAAACAAATTCGTATGAAGAAATATACGACTATAAAATTTCTGATATAGACACCGCTGATCAAAAGTTTAAAGATCAAGTGCAATCATATATCAACAATAAATTAAATTGGAAAGCACAATGACAGATACCAGCAGATGGGATTACTATTATAAATTAAACAATAATGGTACTCCCCATAGTTCAAATTTATTGTATACACCCACAGTTAACAATGAAAGAACGGTAATGTGTATGCACTATTGTAATGATCCTATATATAGATCCGATGAGGATACTACGGTCAGTGAAGAACTTACACAATGGTTCTTTGAAAGAGAAGTAAAATTCATTAACCAATTATCTCATTTGAAAACTACACCAGAAGTCTACGAAATTGATTTGGAAAATAGAAAGATTTTTATAGAATGGAATAAAGAAACATTATCGCAAGTATTGTTTACTCCTGGCAGAAACCTAGATAATGAACTTCCTAATTGGCAAGACCAGATTAGAGATTTTTTGATTGTATCTAAAGAAAACAAATTTTGGAAGATGGCTCTGTATCCTCATTGTTTTTATATTAACAAAGACCAAATACTCAAAACTATAGATTATTATTCCGTAGTTCCATTCGAAGAACGGTTTATAGAAAGAAAGGTAATAGAGGGAGTCATAGGCAAGCACGGTGCATACAGATTTGATGCTTCTACTGACGATAATGGGCACATCGATTTTAAGAAATTCTTTGAAATTACAGTTACCAAACACTTATCTATGACATGGCCTTACTATATATTTTCAGATGTGTTTAAGGAGATATACAATGATTAATTGGGATAAGATTATATCTAACCTTAAAGACGGCAAGATTGTTACCGTAGATCCTGCTAGGTGGGATATGAACAATCCTGAATATGCCGATATGCTTAAATTGTGGCAGGATAACAATTTTAATACTGATAGTGTTAAATGGACAAACTATTATGATACTAAAGATATAGAATTGGAGATAGCCCAAGAACTAAGCATTACTCCTGTACGTAGCTGGATAAGCTGTGTTGAGCCTGGATACATGACAGGCTATCACTATGATATAGATGATAACGAACAAGTATATTTGGAAAAAGGTTATCTAAAACGCTATTCTATTTTTATGAGCAAACCCGCAGTTGGCCACCTGTTTATATTAGGAAAAGAATACCTTTATAACAAACCACAAGGCACGATTGTTAAATGGGGAAACTATAAAGAATGGCACGATGGAATCAACGGCGGACTTGAAAACAAATATATGTTTCACATTATAGGATATTAATAGTTTTAATTATATCTTCAGCAAATTTCTTATGAGATTTTTCTCCGTGATGATTATCTCTACAAGTGTCTATGTGATTCATTAGGATTATATCTTTTCTAAATGCTGTCTTAATTAGTTGAAGAACTTCTTCATCGTAAGTTGCTAGAATTAAATTAATATTTTTTAATTTAGAAATATCTATAATCCATTGAATAGATTCAATTGCTTGTAAAAGTAAAAATTGTTCACTAAAATGATTTAAAATATCATTTCGAACAGTCTCTATTTCTTTATTAATAGTGGTATATTGCAATAAGATAGATAAAGTATTATTTTTGGAATCGGCGTAGAAAAATCTAGAAATAGGAG